CCACCGCGTCCGCCTTCTGCGCCGTCGTCGGCGTCGACGCATCCCGCCACACCGTCTCCAGTGAGTCGATGCCGTCAGGTAGGGACCCGTCAGCGATCAGCAACGCCAACCGCATCACCTGCTCCCACGCGCCGCCGAACGCCCGCTGACGGCGTTCCGCACGCTTCACCAGCCGTGTTTCCGCTGACCGGATCGCGTCCGCGCTCGTGGGGTTCGCGTCGCTGTAGCCCAAGAAGTGCGGCGGTAGCCCGGACATCGACGCCACCATGCGGGCCAGCGTGTTGAGCGTCTGGTGGAAGTTCGCGAGGTTCGCTTCCGCGAACTGGGTCACGTTCACCTCGGACGGTAGGGCGTCGATCGTCCAGATACGGCCCGCGATCTGCGCCCACTTGCTCAACGGGCGACCGTCCTGGTCGAACTGGTCATCCTCACCCATGCCCACCACGACACGCCGCGGCATCGCATGGAACTCAGCGGAGATCATCATGTCAGTCGCGATCTTGCACGCCGCATCACTGAGCGGCACCACATCGGCCAACTCGCTCACGCCGTCGGTGTCGATGATGCGTGACCGGTTCACCAACGGAACCACCGGCACCACACCCAAATTGTGAACGTCAGCGTCGTACTCCCGCGTCACCCGCGACCCCGACTCCGTCGTCAGATACACAGTTCGATCCGGCAGATACAAGGTCAGGAACTCGGTGTCGTCGTCGTCGGTCCAGCGCTTCACCGCCGCCGTCACCCGCCGAGTCCGCGGGTCACGCGACGCCCACACCTGCTGCGCGGACTCCACCGTGATCACCGGAGCATCACCCGGCGCGTCACCGGACCCGACGATCACATACGCCCGACTGATCGCCAACGCGTCAACGTGAGCCTCCTGGGAGGCTTCGTCGAGGCCGTTGACCTGCCAGAAATCCCACAACCGCGACTCAACCTTCTGATTGATGCGGAACCCTTCGACGTCCAAGCGTTCCTCAAGGGAGTCCACGACAAGACGCGGCCAGTTCACGACCACCGGCTGAATCCGGCCTTCCATCTCCCGAATCAACTCCGGGGCCAGGTACGACAAGCCTTGACGGCCCTCGTAATACCGCGACCACTTCTCCAACGCGGGCTGGGATCGGATGAGTCGTTCGCGCAGTTGCGCGGCCAGTACGGTGTCGTCAGCCACCTGCGCTCCATTCGTCTATCGGTAGACCACCATGCGGCGGCTACGTTTCCTCGGTAGGCCAGCGGCCTTCACGTCACACGCCGCCTCATGAGCCAAAGCGTCAGCCATCACAGCGTCGATCTTCTGATGCGCGTTCGGCTTCCCCACCACCACGCCACCGGAACGCCGCACCCGGCGCGCGTTCGCCACATGGCTGGCGGTGATGAGGCAGTCGTCATGCGTCAACCCGTGAGTCGTCACATCCGTGCGCAGCCGCTCCAGAGCGGCAGCCATCTGGCGGGTGCGGTACGTCGGCCACACGATCACCCGCTTGTCACCGAACCGGGCCGCCCACGACTCAATCTCGGACTGCCACAACTCCGGGTCAAGGTAGAACCGGGCCACATCGAAACGGGCGAACAGTTCCTCCACGGCGGCCTGCACCTCACCTCGAGGCACCTCACCGCCATGATCAGCCGGGTTCCACACCGTCGGCTGACCATCAGCGAACGATGGTGTGAACCCGTACAAGTCGCCCGTGTCGGGGTCGATGACCCGGCCACGGATCACCGTCCAGTCATCCACCATCGAACCGTCGAACCCGAGCGCCACCACCGCCCCCTTCGGGACGTCAACTGGTGCCGCGCACGCATTCCACGCCTCGAGGTCGAAGTACGCGTCGCTGACAGCCACGACGCGGTTGAGGTAGAAGCGTTCCGCTTGCCCGGCGTCGCCCTTAGCGATCAGTTCCTCGATCTCGGCGTCGATACGGTCCAGGGACACCCATCCGCCGCGGTCCTCACACGAGTCACCGTAGACAGCCTTGAGGACCCTGCGGCGTTCCCGCTTATTGCGGATGCTGCCCGACGGCGGCGGCGGATAATCCACGTGAACGTCTGACAAGTGCGCCTCAGCGGTGCGCTGCGCGTCACTGTTCTCCGCCGGGTCCCACGCGTTCGTCGTGGCCACGCTGCGGCCCTTCATGCCCGCCAGGTTGCGGCGTTGGGTGTCCGCGAGCTGCCAGCCGCCGTTGTGCTTCAGCCACGAATGCGGCTCATCGTGGACAGCGAACGTGATCCGCTGCCCCAACCGGGACCGCCCCTCAGCGGTCACCGGTTCGATGAACCCGCCACCGGGAAGATTGATGCGCGTCAACCCTGTGTCCGGGATGACGTCAGCAAGTGGGCCTTCTTGGATCATCGGCAGCAGCGCCCGGTAAACGTTGGCGACCTGGTCCTCACTGGACGCCGCCAACTGGATCCACGGCGTCGCCCACGGCCTACCGACAGGCTCACCAGCAGCATCCCAACCAGCGAACGTCACCGGCCCAACCGCCTCCGCGCACACCATCGCCGCACTCAGCGGAGACTTGCCGTGCTTTTGAGGTCGCACGAACATCGACCGGCGGAACGTCCACGCATCACCAGCACGAGACTCGTCAGCGTCTTCACGCAGCCGGTAATGCCACAGTAGGAGCGTCCACTGCTCGTCAGTCAAACGAAACGGATCCCCGGCGTGGTCACCATCCGGGTTCACGCAGTTCTCGGTGATCCAATCACCCACCACGTACCCCAACGTCGGGAACTCGCCGACCTCCCTAGGCCCGCGCCACGGCACTGGGATCAACCGCCTTCAACCGCCGCCGCGACGCAGGCGGCTTCTTCGCCGCACGCGCCGCCGCCACATCATCAGTCCCGTCGATCTCCCACCGCAGCCGCAGCCGAGCCATCGGCGTCAGCCCCAGTCGGTCCTCAAGCTGGCGGACCTCAGCCAACGCCGCAGCCGGAATGTCGCCGGTCTCCAGCCCCACCTCCGCGGCACGCATCACCCGCAGATACCTGGCCACCGTGCGGATGTTGTTATCCAACTCCCACGCCACCGCCATCGGCGTGCGCCACAAGTCAGCCCACACGCCAGCGTCGTAGTCGTTCAACTCGCCAGGGAACGCCGGGGGCTTGCCCTTACGGCCCGCTCGGGGCAGCTTCAGGGTGTTCGCCATCGGCGCGTTACGGCGTCTACGTTCACCAGCAGGCTTTGGTAGTGGGGGCATGGGGTCTCCTTCAGCATCGCGCGTCGGGCTGGGGTCCCCTCTGGCCATCGCGGCCGGGGGGAGTCGATGTGGTTTCCGTACACAGTTCCAGCGCCCTACCCCTGCGGGCTGCCTGCGCGCTGGGGGGCGGATCATCCCCCCGGGTCGTCGTCGACTATGGGGTTGTTCGCGGCCCAGCCGCCGGGCTGGTGTCGCGCTGTCTCTTTCGAGTGGCAGCGGGCGCATAGTCCGCGGCCTCGGGCTGGGTCGTTGGGGTTGAGGCCTTGGGCTTCGAGGTCGCGGCGGCTGATGGGGTGGTGGTCGGCGGTGTTGGCGACGTCGCCGCAGATGACGCACTGGGGGTCGCGCTTGAGGACGAGTCGGCGGAACTTGCGGTGTCCGGGGGTGTTGTAGCCGCGCTCCTTGCTGGTGCCTCTGGCTCTGTCTGCTGCCTTGTCGCGGGTGTGGTCGGGGCATCGTCCACCGTCGGTGACGGTTGGACATCCGGCGACTGAGCACACGCGCTTTGCCATGCCTGCCTCGCCTTGCCGGACCTGACCCCGCCGCACCCTGACTCCGTGGTGTCCGGTGTCGGCAACGGCTCAGCGACCCCAACGGGGGAGAGGTTGCGGGGGTGTGCCTGGTTGCCGACACCGGAGACATGGCCAACCTGTCGGGGTGTGGACATGGTTGTACGGCCCGCCTGATTATCAGCACATGGTGACGTGTGGTGTCAAGGGGTAACCGTCGGCGTGTCGGTGCGGCGGGTGGAGTGGCCGATGCAGACGGGGCCGACCCACCACGGTCCTGCCGTGGGTCCGATCTCCCATCGGTAGTCGTGGGTGGCGCACCAGTTCCAGTGCAGCATCGGCACGCAGTCGTCACTCATCGGTCACCAGTCGAGCTTCGGCTCGGTCAACTGCATCGTGAACGTCATCGGCCCACATGCCACCGTCACGGTTCTGGTTCAGTGCCCGCAGTTCCTCGATGAGGTCCAGCAGGACGACGGTGACCTCAGCCCGCCCGGCTGCCCGGCCTTGGTCCCACACGCGGCGTCCGGGGCCTCGGTGGGGGCAGATACTCAGCGAGGTCTGGGGGTGGCACTTGCTACACGTCATCGTTGACCCCGGTGTGGTGTGGTGCAGTTCGTTGCTCATGCGGTGTCGTCCTGTCGTTCGGTGGCTAGGTTCATCTGGTCGATGGCGATCGATATGGCGGTGGCCGACCACGTGTCCCCGCACTGGGAGCAGACGACGGGTCGGGCCAGGGAGTTGGGTGTGTAGAACAGCGCGCCGCCGCATTCGGTGTCGTCGTCGTCGGGGTGTGGTTCTTGACAGTGGCCGAGGACGTGGCGGTTTTCGCCCGCTAGGCGGCGCAGGTACAGCCAGAGGCGCTGTAAGCCGCTCCACGGCTCTACCGGGTCGGGGTGGTCACTGAGTGCCAGGTAGTGGGTTTGGAGTAGGGAGAGGGCTGCTGCGGGCGTCCAGACGTAGTTGAGGCGGCGGCGGGCGGCGATCCAGTTGGCGATGTTGGTGAGGATGTGGTGGGCGTTGGGGATGTCGCCGTCGCCGGTGTGTGGGTCGGTGAGCGCGATGATGTCGAGTCGGACGGGTGCTTGGGATTTGCTGCCGGTCTGGTTGTTGCCGTCGCGGGCGGTTTGGATCAGGTCGTCGAGATGGTCCCAGAGTCGTCGGGTGTCGGTGATGCGGTCGCGGATGGTGTCGGTGTGGTGTTGGCAGATGGTGGCGGGTGGGTGGATGTCGGGTGGGTGTCCTCGGTGTGGCAGGGGGCAGAGGTGGCGGGGTGTCAGGTTGTCGTCGTGGTCGTTCACTTTCCCCCCTCGATTCTCGCGCGCGCTACTACCGAAAGGTTCTCTCTACCTGTACCACCATGCTCCGTCTGTCTGTCTGTCTGTCTGTGCATTGCTTGGAGTACTGCTAACGCACATGCATCGGGCAATGCTCCGAGCATTACTGCGGGCATCATTCCTCCCCCGTCTGGTGCAGTGTCACTACCTTCTTGGCGCGTTCCCGTTTCCACCGCTCCTCGGCTGCCCGCTTGGCCTTGGTGCGTCGTGCTTGCACCTCGTCAGCGGTGGCTTGGTACTGGTCCCAGTCGTTGATGTCCCAACCGCCCGGTTCGGGGATCCACAGCCCGACGCGCACCAGTTCAGCGGCGTCCCTGCTGGTGGCGTGGATGAACGGCAGACACGCCTCCGGTAGCCACCCATCCAGGCCATGCTCACCGGAGTAGGACAGGCCACCGATGTAGGCGCAGATGGCGCGCCACTGCTTGCGGCTGACCAGTTCCAGCACCTTCGGGTTACGCGGGAACGCGCAGTCAAGGCGCACCCACATCAGCCCTCGGGTGGCGTCGATGTACTTCGCCATTACTTCTCCTTCACATCCGGGGGACACAACACGTCGGAGGTCGGGTGGTCGTTAGGCCTCGCCTCGCCCAGGCCTTGGGTCGTGAACCCGCGCCCGCCTTCCGCGGGGAGACAGCCGACTGTGGTGTCCAGCCGACGGGGCACGGCCACGCTTCGGTGAGCCAGTCGATGACGGCGTTCACCGCGCCACCTGTTGCAGTCGGCGTACGTCGTCGCGTTGCTGGATGTCGCGCCAGAAGCCTTCGCGGTCGTTTATGTAGTAGCCGAAGGCGTGCATGTCGTCGCTGAGGGCCCACGCTTTCAGGTCGATTAGCGCGTCTCGGGCGGTACCGAACTTCAGTTCGGTGTATTCGAACGGCAGCGGGACGGGTGATCGTGTGGCCGACGTACCGCACCTCGGGCAGGAGCAACCGGAGTCGTCAGCCCACCGGTAGGTGCCGTCGTCGTGTTGCCAGATGCAGAACAGGTCGAACTCGTAGGCGCCGCTCGATGCGTCCACCTCGACCACGGGGGTCAGGCTGTGCTTCGCGGGGTCGTAGTAGTAGTCCATGACGGCGTTCACGTCGTCTCCTTCTCGGGTGTCCAGTGTTTGGCTCGGTAGTGGTCGCTCATGGCGTCTTGGGCGGCTTCCATGCCGGTGACGGTGACGGTCCAGTCGCAGCCGTAGCAGCGGACCGTGCACGCGCTCACGGGCGGCTCGTTAGGTGCCAGCCGCCGCACTGCAGCATCGAAGCGTGCACGACCAGCCCGAACACGACCAGTCGGTGAGACTCGCCTTCCGGTAGCGGCCGTTGGCAGACCGCGCACGATTCACTCACTGCCGACCTCCCGTAGTCGGTAGGTCTGGCAGCGAATTCTCCCGTCCCAGGTCGTCGGGGATCTGCCAGTCGTCACTCACCGCCCACCTCCCGCAGTCGGGCTTCCGCTCGGTAGACGCATGGGTGCACGCATGACTCCGTTGTTCCGTCTGGGAGTTCGATGACCTCTTCCTTGATCTCCGCGATCAGGTCCAACAGGATGCGCTCGTACTGGGTGGCGCGCAGCATCTCACGACGCGCCACTAGGACCGGCAGATCTTCATAGCGGTACCGTCCCCAACGTTCCCACCGGGTTTCACTCATCGCCGGTCACCTCCCGCAGATGGGCTTCCGCGCGGTCGGCTATCCACGCCAGGTAGTCGGGGTTATGCACCGGGTCTATGCGCTGTGACCTCTCCCATGCCCGCAGGTGCTCGATCAGGTCGGTGAGGATGCGTTCGTACTGGGTGGCGCGCAGCATCGAATCCTGTACGCCTACCGCGTAGCCCTCTTCCCACACCCGGTCGTTGACCATGCGGATCAGTTGCCTACTCCCTGATTCATTCATTGCCGCCACCTCCTAAGTTGATGCGTTCATTAGCCGACTTAGGAGGTGCATCAATCTCCCGTAGTCGGGTTTCCGCACAGTCGGCGGCAGCCACCATTAGCGACTCACGGGCAGCGGCAGCCCAGTGGAGGTCGTCCCGGTCGTGGGCTGCGTACACCTCCGCGATCAGGTCAGTCAGGATGGCCCGGACTTCTGCTGTGCGTTCGATCTCCAACTTCCAGGCGTCCGCGTAGTCCGCCTCCCGAACCCGATCCGCCAGGTCGTCGGGGATCTGCCAGTCGTCACTCATCGACACCTCCCGCAGTCGGCTTCCGCACGATCGGCTGCCGCCAAACGCGGGCACATCTCACCGGCTTCGTAGGCAGTCCTTTCGATGAGTTGCCGGTACTCCAACTGCGTCACCGGGGCGGTCACTGTTCCCCCTCGGGGATGTCCATCACCTCAGCGTCGTGGATCTCGCCCGTCGCGGTATCCACGGCCGCGGGTTCGGGGTCGGGCAGCAGATGCGCCGCCGACACCCGCGCCTGCCGAGGCGGCTCAGACTGCACCATCTCCTCGGCGGTGTAGATCCCACTCATGTCGTTCGGGAACGCCTTACGCAGCGCGTGGGACTCCGCCACCTTCGCCAGCATGTGCGCCGGCATCTTCTTCCACGTACCCCCAGCGGCACCGAACTCCCGCCACGTCACCACCCCATACAGCGGCTCACGGAAGCCCCGCCGGTAGACGCCCACACGGCAGGCCACCGGCGGCTCATCAGCCAGCCATATGTCCAGCCACTTCCCGTCCGACCCGCACCACTCCGGCTGCGTCTGCCCTTCGTACTCGCCGCTGCGTTCCGCGATGATGCGTAGCCCGTCGATGCCGGACTGGATCCCCCACCGGCCGCCGCGTTCGATCATGTAGATCTGGCGGGCGAACGGGTCGAGGCCGGTGCGTTGCGCGTAGGACAGGAACAGGGCCAGGTCGGCCTTCGGTGCGTTCTTCATCCCCAACTGGCCCAGGACCGCCATCTGCCGGTCATCCCAGAACGCTTGGTCTTGGCTTACTGCTAGTGCTCCACTCATGAACTCTCTCTCCCTTAGTTACTGACGGTGAATCGGCGACCGGACCACCCGGTGCGCGTGTACTGGGCGGCGATGTCGGGATGGTCAGCCCGCAGCGCCTTAGCGTCGATGGACTCCCTGCCCTTGCTGGGGTTCCACCGCACCGCGATCTCGCCGGTCTCGTCGTAGGCGGTGCAGGCTTCCCGCATCGCCAGCTGCACCTCGGCGGCGGCGATCTCGTGGTCGGTCTTGGCGGCAGCCAACGCGGCCTTGGTGTCCCGCAGCCGAGCCAGCAGGTCCGGGTCCAAGGTGACGCCCTTGGTGGGGTCCGGGGTCCACAGCGCCGCCAGGACATCCCGGTCACGCACCGGGTCCGGTTCCGGCTCCAGCTTCGGGCCGTCCGGGTGGCAATGCGTCCACCACCAGTCATCCACGATCTGCAGCACGCGGGCGTTGAACTCCGGGTCAGCGGTGATGTGGCGTTCGATGTACTCCCCGCCGATGTCGGCCACGATCACGGCACTGTCCAACCCGGTGACGGCCAACTGGTAGTTGACCTGCGCCTCGTAGGCGGGCGGGATCGCACCATCAGCCCACTTGGCGACCTGGCGGGCGTTTCCGGTCTTACATTCGATGACGCGGCTGTCGTCCTTGTCGTGGGCCAGTGCGTCGAGGCTGACCATCGCCGCAGCAACGTCAGCGTGGCGCACGATGCTGGGGATGTCGTCGGGCGCGGTCTCGATGATGACGCCGGGACGGGCCTCGGCGTAGGTGTCGAGTAGGAACCGCTCCATGTGCTGGCCGCGCTTGGTGGCGTAGTTGCCGGTGAAGGGGTCGGTCTCCATCCCCATCTTGATGCGCCACAGTTGCAGCGGGGTGGCATAGGGGTTGTGCCCGAGCAGGGTGGCGATGTCGCTGCCCCCGATGCCGTGCTGGCGAGCGTCGAGCCATTCCTGAGATCCGGGCGGTGCCGTGCAGGCGGTGATAGCGGTCATGATGGTGTCTCCCCTTCGGTTGCTTCTGTCTGGTGGTCTTTCAGCCACTGCGCGGCCAGTCCTTGCAGGACGGTGGGGCGGGTGGCCCAGTCGCAGCGCGGGCATTCGGCGATCCACTGCGGGTAGTCCTGCGAGTGGTCGCGGCTGACGTATCCCGGATGCTGAGTCACCGCAGCACCTCGCGTCCCTGCCGCAGCAGCTCCGCGAACTCCGCCTTATGCCTGCCGATCAGGCGTTTGATGGCCCAGTGCCGGACGCGGGATTCCTGCCGCGACTTCTCGGCCACGTCGGCGGACTGGCGGCGGGCCTTGGTGTACTCGTTGCGGAACACTCTGCACGCCTCACACAGCGGCTCCCAGGACTTGCGGTGGCGGTTCACTCCCGCGTGGGTCCCGGCGTACTCTCCGCACGAATCCCGGCGCGTCACGCGGGAGCCTCATCGAACAGCGACGGCAGCCCCATCCGCTCGTCCAGGTCGCGCATGTTGCTGACCGCGGTACGCCAGTACGACGGCTTCAACTCGATGCCGTGCCCGACCCGACCCAACTTGACGGCGGTGTACACCTCCGACCCGATACCCGCGAACGGGCTGAACACTGTCTCGCCCCGGTTGGACCACAACCGCACCACCCGCTCGATGAAGTCCAGTTGCAGCGGGCAGATGTGGCGTTCGTCGCCATCCGCGCGCGCCACCCGCTCATTGAGGGTGTTCGTCTCCTTGATGTCCAGCCACACCGGGCGGGCCCACTCGATCCACTCCTCATTGCTGACGTCGTTCTTGATCGGGATCGTGTTGTCGCCGGGCTTACGGAACAGCAGCAGGTAGTCCGCAAGCGCTGGCCGGGTCATGGATGAGTCGCGGTTCTTGGTGACGAACATCAACGCTTGCGCTTTGGTGCGGATGGCTTGGGCTTGCGGGTCCTTGTCCACGGTGACCTCGCCGTGAAAGATCCAGCCCGCGTCGAGGTAGGCGCGGATCACATCGCCGCGGAAGTCGGTCATGCCGATGACGCCGTTGGCGGCTTTGGTGGTCGTCAACTGTTGGACGTGGACCGCGCAGATCCGGCCCGGCATGGTGATCCGCAGGTTCTCGCGGATGATGAACCCGTAGTGGTCGAAGAACTGGCCGCGCCCGGCGTTGTTGCCCAGATCCCGCGGCGTGGGGCTGTAGGTGAACAGCGACGTGAACGGCGGCGAGTAGACGCTGAGGCCGATCGAGTTGTCGGGGATCTCGGCCATCCGCTCGCAGGAGTCGCCCAGCCATAGTTGCCAGTTGTCTCCGTGCTCCTGGGCGGTCATGTATTCGTCGTTCATCGTGGTAACTCTCCCTGTTGCCTGTATAGACAGGTGTATATACATGGTGATATGGTGGGGGTATAGCCGAGAGGGAAGGGAACCCAACAATGTCCGAGATACTTCTGACGGTGGAGTCCGGCGACGACTACGCGCCCGTGGGCATCTACTCGTCCTACGACGAGGCCTACGACGTAATGCACGCCAACCTGAACATGCGAGTCGCAGCGATCAACGCCGACCGCGAGGTGCCCGACGGGATCGTGCCCGCGGTCTACGTGTTCTGGCAACGCAACTACTACGGGTGGGAGCGACTGGAGGTGTTGGAAGCGTGAACCCGACTCCCATCCGCACTGTCCGAGTGCCTGACGACGTGTGGCAGGCCGCCCAAGACCGCGCCGCCGAGAAGGGCGAAACGGTGTCAGCGGTGATCGTGCGAGCACTGAAGCGCTACGGCAAGCAGTCATAGCCCCCGCCCCTCCTGCATTGCGATGACCATCTGCTGCGCGACCATCGCCGCGTCTTGCTCTTTGCGTCGCACGTTGTCCGCGATCTGCGCCTCGAGCTGCGACAGCACGATGTGGACATCCACTACCCGCTGCTGGCCGTAGCGGTAGCAGCGGCGGATCGACTGGTAGTAGGCCTCGTAGGAATCCGACAGTCCGACGAACACCATCCGCGCGCAGTGCTGCGCGTTGATTCCCATGCCGTGAATTGCGGGCTTGGTTAGCAGAACGGGGCGCTCCCCATCCAGCCACCGATAGAGGAGATCGACCTTCTCTTCCGGGGTCATTCGCCCCTCGATTGAGAAGCAGCGATCCCCGAAGTGACGCGCTAAGTAGTCCTGCTCATCATTCAGCCCGCACCACACGATCCACGGTTCCAGCGAGGTACGCGATTGCGTTGGAGAGTCGGATTGGGTCATCGCCGAGCAGTCCGATGGCCATGTTGCAGGGGGAGCAGAGCAGCCCCCTGACGAGTCCCGTGTCGTGGCAGTGGTCAACTGCAAGTCGGCGTCCAGTGTTGTCGGCTGACGTGACTCCGCAGATCGCGCAGCGCCCCCCTTGGGATTCCGAATCATCTCTGTTGGGTCCGACAGCCCGTGTGATTGGTCCACGATCGCCGCCGCACGTTCACACCGGGCCCGCATCGTGGACCGGCGAACGGCCGCTCGGCCGCCCACGCCGCCGAGGTCGGTGGCGAACAGTTGCCCGTCTTGCTCGATCTCCACCGACACCAAGTGCGACTCGATGTTGAGTCCGGGCAGGATGTAGCCGTCGTCGGGGCAGCCCATGTCGGACGGCCGGCGGATCGCGACCGCCCACGACGACATCCACTGAAACATGGGCGACCGGGCGTGCCCCTTGAGCCGCCACCCGTCCGAGTCGTGGATGAAGTACGCGGCGAGCATGTTCACCCGCGACATCACGCCCAGGAACTCGGCCTGGTTGGTCAGCTCCTCGGGGTCGTTCGGTGCGGGAGTGGCGGTACATGCCAGCCGGTACGGCACGGGCGCGAAGTGCTGGATCAGTTTCGTGCGGGTCTTGCCGTCGTGAGACTTCAGGATCGACGCCTCATCGAGCACGACCGCCGCGAACAGGTGGGGGTCGAAGTGGGCCACCATCTCGTAGTTAGTGACGTACAGCCCCGGCCCGACCTGATCCCCGGAACGCACGTAGGTGGCGGTGACGCCGACCTTCGCGGCCTCCCTGACGGTCTGAGCGCACACCGCCAGCGGGGCCACGATCAGCGCCGACTCGTCGGGCCCGGTCATCAGCCGCGCCCACTCAATCTGCATGAGCGTCTTGCCCAGTCCGGTGTCAGCCCAGATCGCGGCACGACCACGACCGACAGCCCATGACACGATCTCGGCCTGCCACTGATGCAGGTACGGATGCACCGCTCCCGCGTCCACTGCCCTGCCGTGCTCGGGCACGCCAGCGGCTTTCCCGGCGAGGAAGTCGGCGTAGTTGGGCGGCGGCGGCTGGGCGACCATCGCCCCGTCACCACGCGTAGACGTTTCCGCCGCCGCCCAGTCTTTGGTCCCCCTCATGCCCGCTCCAAGTCGATGAAGTCCGCCAGTCGCATCACCACAGGCCAGTCGTCCACCGACGCCGGTCCCTGTCCGTCGAGTCGCACGATCAGCAGCGGAGTGCCGCCGTGGGCTGCGGAGTGGCGTGATGCTTGCCTCATCCACTCGGGCAGGTTCAGGCCACGGCGAGCCTTCACCTCGATCGCATAACCGGGTGTCTCGTTGACGTCTGGGCCTGGTGCTCCCGGTGCGGTGGCGTGGGCGTGGGGCCAGATGGATCGCAGCCGTTCCGCCACTAGCCGCTCGGTTTCGCGGCCGCGGGATTTGCGGGTACTCACGTCGCACCGTCCAGCAGTTCCCGGCCCGCTCCCACCAGCGCTTCACCGGCGGTGCGCAGTTGTTCGCTCATGTCGCGGTGGCGGGTGGCGGCGACCTGCATCTCGTTGCGGAGGGAGCGGATGTGGGAGTCGAGGTGGTCGCGTAGTCGTGTGGGTTGGGTGTCGTCGTAGGTGAAGGGGCACCACAAGCATTTCTGCCACGTCGTGGGGGCGCTCACCGCACACCTCCGCAGATGTGTTCGCGCATGGGGCCGATGACGGGCGCGTTGCAGGTGGCGCACACCCGACCCGGCACCGCGACCCGACCCACGCGTTGCGCGCGGGTGGCGGGATGCTGGTCACGGGCCACAGCCATCGCGGTTTCGATGTGGCGGTCGAGGGCGGCTTGCTCAGCCTTGTGCAGTCCCCACAGCAGCCAGCCGATGGCCACGGCGGCGATGACACACCACACGCCGATGAACCACATCATGCTGACCCTCCCGCCGGGAGCCGCGTGTGGGCGGAGTGGGACGGTTTCACGCAGTACGTGGTCAGGCCGCAGTCGCTGGCGTCGGTGATGTCCAGTTCGGTGGCGATCAGCGTGCGGGCGGCACGCCACGACAGGGACTTCGGTCGCGGGTCACGCCACATCCAGCAGCCAGTACCGGGCTGCAGTTCGATGAACAGTTCATGCCAGTCGGCGGGCAGGGTGGGGAACAGGTGCGCGGTCATCGGATACCCCCGCACACTCGCGTCGGCGTCCACAGGACCCCGCACGCGCCGCATCTGGTGACGTCATCGTCGTGCTCGGGTTCGGGCCAGCAGTCCGCGAGCAACGCCAACGCGTCGGTCGCCTGCCGGTCGAACGCCGCCGACACCCTGACGCTCTCAGAGGCGTGGGCCGCGTATCGAATCCGGTGCGAGAATGCCGCGGAGCAGGCCGACCACGATTCGGTGACCTGGAGGTGGGTGGCGGTCATGCTGAGGCCTCGGTCAGGTACTCCTCGACAGTTGTGCCGATGCGCTCGCAAGCCTCACGCG